CACAGCAGAAAGGGATTTACTGCTAGGTGTAGACCCAAGAATTACTCTCCATAATTTCGTGAGGTTGTGTATATGAGTACCTTTATTAGCCTAAAGAAATACGGAGAGTGTACCGACGAGGTGATTATATATGGATAACAGTATGATAGAAAATATAGCGAAAAAAGTAAATGTAAGTGCAGACATTATGAGGCAGAAGGCGCAAGCAATTCTAGCCGAACAAGGTGGTGCATGGAAGAATGCAGGTAAGTCAGATGATGACTGTAATGTATTAGCATTAAGAGTTGCAGCACGACAACTAACAACCGAACAAGCGGCATTGAGTCGTTCCGGTGCAGTAACATACGAAGGTATGTTTGTATCTGTCCCTAGAAGTAAAGAATGGGGTAAAATCTTATACAACAAAATGGCTAACCAACTGCGTGTTGCTAGTGAAGATGTTAGACAAAACTTTGTAGATAATGGAAGCGTTGTTTTATTCGAGGACAACCACGACGGTTCTTTTACCCGTCATTCTAAAGAAGAATACTTTGGTAATGAAACTGCGGAAGTAAGTGAACTTCCTAGACACACACAGAAACTAGATGAGAACACACACTTTTATGTTGTGTGGGATAAGAATAACAAGACTTTCCCATCCGGTGATACTAACTTCAAATATGGTCGTGCTAGACCTCAAGATGAGAGAGAAAGAACAATGCTATTCTTAGGTAGGCCAACAGGAGATAATTCAGACCTTAAAGTAATAACAGTAAAGGCTACACAAGCAGCAGCAGATGTTCAATACCCGACATTCGTACCTTGTACTTTCGCTATGCGACCTAATGCAAGTGGTACTGTTGCTTATGTGAAACCTAAAGTTTCTGTATTCAATGCTAGTCAATCTGTCGCATCTATCTTTGATGCCGCACCAGTAGAATACGATGGTAAATTAATTACGGGCGGTGTTGCACAAATGGTATTTGGTTTGGAAAATACTATTACTGGACTAGACCAACTAGGTTCTTACTACGATACTTTCAACGGTAAAGATGGTTGGTGGGATAGAAGTCTTATTGTTGTCGGTGAAGTAATTCACATTGACCCTAGGGACAATGGCGGATATGTACTAATGGTTTCCGATGTAGATATTATGTCATCAGCAGAAGGTGTTGAGATATACGTTCCCTCTGAACAAGATGATAAAGTTGACTTCGCTGTCGGTACTAAAGTTCTGATGGTCGGACAGGCATGGAGAACCAAAGAAGGGGATGATAGAATGTCCGTAAACGGTTGGTATGCCTTTGACACAATCGCACCAGTAAACGTAGAAGATGACGCAGGGTGGGATGAGTGAAGGCCACCGGAGAATATGTCTTGATAGAACTTGTATCTAAAGAGACATCTTCTTTTGTCGTTAAAGATAATTTCTCTATAGTGTCTGTAGGTGAGGGTGTTCCTCTTCCCTCCCTACAGCCTATGGGTTGTATTCTTTGTGACGATAGTAAGATAATGAAGGTCGGTAAGTATCTCTTTATACATTATAGTAATATTTTAGGAGTTGAAACAGATGAGTGAAATTAGACGTGGTAATGAGTTGAGAGATTCTTTGATAGAAGGAATTAATTTAGTGACTGATGTAGTTAGACCTACATTGGGTGCAGGTGCAAGCACAGTTCTCTTGGAGAGAGAGAATGACTTTCCGTTAGCATTGAACGATGGTGTGTCTATTGCTAAGTCAGTAAGTCATTCCGACCCATTTGTTAATATGGGGGTTAATCTAATACAGCAAGTTTCTAGTGAAGCACAGGCTAAGTCCGGTGACGGTACAACTACTGCTACTATCCTAGCACAGAAGATGTGTCAAGCGGCTATTACTTACTATGACTTCTTAGATAAGTTAAATCCTAGTATGTTAAAGATAGTAGATAATATGGAAGCATCCGTTGAATCCATGATAGAAGGTCTTACTACAATAGCAAGACCTTTAGCCACTAAAGAAGATTTGTTTAATGTGGCTTATGTAGCAGGTAACAATGATTCCGAGATAGGTGAAATACTTTCAAAGGCATTCGATGTGAGCAACAAGTTTTCTACGGTTACTTTACAACCTAGTAAGAATACTTCTACGACAATAGAAACTCAGAATGGTTTTGAGATACCTTCCGGTTACATATCACATTACTTTGCCCCCGAAGGCAAACTAGATATGAAGGATGCGTATGTTGTTTTAACGACAGAAGTAATTGATGATTTCTCTAATATGATACCTGCTCTCGAATTGGCTAAGGGTGACAATAAACCTATCTTATTCATTTGTAGGAATGTTAGTGGTAATGCGTTGCCTAATCTCTTAGTCAATGTGGCTAACAAGGCTATTGATGCTTGTATTGTTAAAGTACCTGCGTGGGGAGAAGAAGCGGAAGCATGGTTAGACGATATAGGATGTATAACAGGGGCTAAAGTATTCAAGCAGGGTGCGGGAGATACAATTACTGAACTTGTGAAAGAGGACTTGGGTGATACAGTTAATATAACGGTGAAAGAAACTTCTACTGTCATATCGCAGAATCTTGATACGGACACTAAAGTGAAAAGGTTCGTACAGGATAAGGATGAATATATCTTATCAATAGGTGAAGGTATCGAAGAATTAAATGATTGGGATGCTGAGAAATTAAACAATAGAATCGCTAGATTACAGGGTAAAGTATCTATCGTACACGTTGGTGGTAATAGTGAGTTGGAAATACGCGAACGTCTTGAGAGATTTGACGATGCTATCAATGCTACTAAGGCTGCCTTACAGTCCGGTGTGGTTTATGGTGGCGGTCTAGCATACTTACAAGTATTGTACTCGGATGCCGGATGGAAAAACTCTATTGATGATATAATACAAGAAGCCTGTTGGGAAATACCTATTGTTATTAGATACAATAGTGATAGACAAGTGATTGAACGTACAGAATTATATCATAATTTTATGAATGGTGATTGGTATGACGCTAAACTTAAGAAATTAGTGCCTGTACCTTACGAGTATAATATCTTAGACCCACTAGACGTAGTAATCTCTTCTTTGCGTAGTGCTATGAGTATCAGTAGATTAGTTTTGACAACGGAGGTCGCTGTAGCATTACCTACTGAGTAGGTTTATATGCTTAATGAAGTGAGGTATGTTTATGTCGGCTTGGGGAACTAATCAAACAAATGCAGTACAAACGAATGCACCGAAGGTAACTTACGGTGAGGAATACTTTAGGGAGAGGTTTAAGAATAACCTCGCTCAATCAGTAGATATTAGAATGGCTCTTGTAGCAAGAGAGAATTGTGGTAAAACGGGCCTTGCACTATCTATGCTTGATGACGAAATCAAAGCGGGTAAGAAAGTAGCAATCTTCGATGTGGATAATTCAGCGAAGTCAACGGTAGATTATATCTATCCTAACGCTGAAAATATTATGGTAATACCACTACATGACGAGACTGATGACTCTATCTTTAATGAGGACAACTCGGTCAACCATAAATCTCTTTTAGATAAAACATCATGGTTTGTTAATATCTTGGCTGATGAGATAGCAGCATCTCCCGATGATTGGGGCGGTGTTATCTTTGACGGTGGTTCTACATTCCTTAAATGGTGTGAACACGCTATGCGTACTTCATTACTAGATAGAGGTATTATAGAAACAGAAGATGGTACATTCAATCAGAAAGAATGGAGAGAGAGAAACAGACTTAATCGTGGTGTTTTGAATAGACTACATAGTTTACCTGTAAACAAGGTATTCTTTACTTTCCACTTGAAAGATATTAAAGAGTTCATGGATGATGGTACAGGTAAGAAAGTTATGATGTCTGTAGGTGAAGTACCGGAATGGGAGAAAGGTACTATGAGACTTTTCAGTCAGCAGATATTCTTAGCGAGATACATGAAGAAAGCAGATTTGGCTACTGGTGTTAAAGGTGACAAGAAACTTGCCGAGGGCGAGTGGGTTATCAAGGCAACCATAGAAGAAATGAAAGGTAAGAACATGGAACATCTAGGTTCTACACATACTATTCTAAGCGTTAAAGATAACAAAGTTACTTGGACTGGTTTACCTGTATTGAAGTGGTGAGTACATGAGTAACCGCATAACTAACAACTACTTCCTAGTAGATACTGGGGCGTTGGAGATTCTTCTTAAGAAAACACAACGGCCTCATTATATCGGTGGTTGTAAGTCTAATCAAGTTACGTCTTGTGTGTTGGTTTGTATTAGTGGTAGGATGCGAACTACTTCCATCGTTAAAGATGGTGTTACTTCTGTATCTCATTTTAGTATACCTTTGTTAGAGAACGGTGAATCTTACGTTAGTGATAAAACATACGACGGTAACATATATGTGTCAGACATTGATACTTTACTCGGTGTTCTAAAATATCATGGTGGGAAACTAAACATACATCAGAGTCCTTCTAGTAATAAAGTTCGCCTAGTAAGTAACAACAAGACAACTACTTTAGACGCTAACCCAAATGCCAAGGCGTTTGCCAACAGTAATGAGACTTTAGAAAGTTGGTTGAATAAATCATTGGGGTTGATGGGTAAAATAAATCAGACTTCTAATTTCAATGAGCCAGTAACCTATACGGCAGCCAATGAAAAGGTCTTTGAGCCTTGTGTAGATATGCACTTTGAGGCTATTGATTTGTACGAGGCACTTAGGACTGATAACATGAACGGTCAGAAACTAAACCGCTATACTGTTGAATTGCATGACAAGGGATTGTATTTTACTACTGGTGCTTACAATAAAGGCAAGAATCTTACACAGGTAAATGCTAGTGAACGTGGTAGTAGTCAGTACCTTCCCGACCCAGTAACATTTTCCGGTGGGTTAGAACAAACTCTAGCACATATAAACGGTACAGTCAGATTATCTATATTTGACTTTAGTATGTACGAACAAGGACATAGGCTATTACTCTCTTTCGGAGAAGGTACAGACGACTTTCTCTTACAGGCGAGTGTAACGAGGTGATTATATTGTATAAGAAAACACATGAAGTAAAATTGAATGAACAACAAGTGAACGAACTGATGAGTAAAATGGGATGGGTAGAAAGAGTGGATGGATTTGCCGCAGGGGAAATAGATACTCTTTTCAGCGTTAAAATAACCATACAGGAATGCCCGACTCAAGCACATTATAGAAACCGTGAATGGATGGTAGAAAATTACTGTAACCAATACCGTTCTTGTGCTGAGATAGGAGAGCAGTTTGGTGTGTCTGCGGTAGCGATACATCAATGGTTAGCCAAACATAGTATCACACCTAGAAGCAGGGGATTCAAGAAAGAATACCTAAAAGCAGGTAAAGTGTTTTTAGACCGACATGGTGAGAACCTTGATAGTAGATAAATTAAGGGGTAAAACAGTTAGTATTAGATACCGTGACCCAAAGACGAAAGAAAGGCAAAGTATTAGTCATAGTAACTATTACCCTTACTTTTTCGTTGCTGATGAATCAGCAGAATATATAGAAAGTGTAGGTAAGGAAACTGGTTACAAGGGTGTCTACGGTGAATCTCTTACTAAGATAGTTTGTAGTGACCCATACACTATGCGAGAGACTGCGTATAATCAAGGAGATTATACTTGGGAAGCAAATGTGTCCCATGCTAATCGTGTTATGGTAGATAGATTACAAGAACATGGCGCTATCCCTAATTATGAACACCGCACATGGTTCTTAGATTGTGAATGGTCGCCTTCCACTAGTAGAATGCGGGTTATAGTAGTTTACGACAACTATACCGATAAAGAGTTTGTATGGTTTGTAGAACCATCTCTAAAGGAAAAGACATCATTCAGTAAATACGGTGAGTTTGAATATGAAACGCCCGCATTAGGATTTCCCGATGAGAAGAGTATGTTAATACATTTTATTAGACACATGGATAAACATGACCCCGATATATTAACTGGTTGGTATGTTACTGGTGCAGATATTAAGACTATATTTGAGAGGTGTAGAGTTAATGGTATAGAACCTAGAGGTATGTCTCCGATGCGTTCTATACGATATGAGTTTGGTGATTG